TGGAAGAACCATTCATGGAAATCCTCAATCTCTCGTTACTTGGAGAGGTTCGCCTCAAAAGCGAGCCCCTACTTATAACGGTAGATCCGTACCACAGTCACAGAAGTTACTCAGTGAGGCCTTCCTTACTGATAACCAAGCGACATTAGATCATGTGTTATCCTTATGGCATGAGATTTATTCTCATGTTTTTAAGGGCATCGATATTCGTGGTTTTTGTGAAACCGCGCATACAGATGATATATCACATGGCCCAATGGTGGGCGGTGAGGTTCATTTCCTTCAGGAACCTGGTTACAAGTTGAGAAGCATAGCTTCTCCATACCGACTATTCCAAGTGGCTTCACAACCACTTAAAGAAGATCTCGGTAGACTTGTTCGGGCTCTTGACTGGGATTGTACCCATGATCAAGGCAAAGCACTTCCGTTCATACAAGAAGCATTGGTAAACAAAAGAATAGTCTACTCTGTAGACTTATCTTCTGCTACTGATTACTTCCCATATGAGTTGCAACAGATCGCATTAGAAACGATCTATGGCAAAGACAATCCTTATGTGAAGTTGTTTCGAGATGTTTCTCGATCAACTTGGCATTCGGAGGTAGGTGAGATAGTTTGGAAGAAAGGTCAGCCTCTTGGCTTTAACCCTTCTTTCTTTACTTTCACACTAACTCATGGATTATTACTCCTTACCCTTTTGGGTAAGAAGTATGACCATGAATTCTTTGTCCTGGGAGACGACGTAGTAATCCTGGATCACAAGTTGTTCCATGATTACCAGTTAGCTCTCAGTGCATTGGGGTGCCCCTATTCTACGGACAAGACCTTAATTTCTAGTGAACTTGCTGAGTTCGCTGGAAAGGTTATTACAAAAGATTCTATATATCCACAATTGAAGTGGAGAAAAGTATCTGATGATAATTTCCTTGATCTTGCTCGGATGATAGGACCGAGGATTAGGCTCCTTCTTTCTAAGAAGCAAAATGAGATCTTGAATGTGTTTGCACATATTCCTGACTTCATCCATCCTTACGGACTTAATTGGTCTTATCAGGGTTCGAACCTTGAGAAGATGATTAAGGCCGGATTGATGTTGTGCTTCGAAGAACGAGTGTTGGACTCCCTAACGGGTCTAAGTAGTCATGTTCATAATCAGCTTTATGCTGATTATGGCACAACTGCTAACGATCTG